TGTACCTTACAATGTTTCAGAACAGACATTAGATTACGAGACAGAGAAGTTACAGACCTATCGCACTCTTTGGACATATTCAAATTATACAGTTGGTACTCCTATTAATTTAAATGAAATAACCAACTTGTTAAATACTGCAAAACCATTTACTATTAATAGGCTTTAATTTGCCTTTAATACATTATTCAGTATACTTTAAGGTATGGTCAAATTCTTATATTCAGTAGATCTCCCTGTATCAGAAAAAACTGTACAGTTGACTGAATTATCGTTTACCGAGCTTAAAGACCTTGTAAAAAATATAGCGAATGCTAATAATAATATTATTCTTACAGCATTTAACAATATAATTGATACTCACTGTACAGAAGATATTAGTAATCTCACTATTATTGATAAGTTGTATGTTCTACTAACAATACGAGCAGTATGTTTATCCGAAGCACTAGAGTTAATTATTACTTGCCCAGTAACAAAACAGCAATTTAACGGTGTTATAAACATTAATGATGTATTATCGAAATTACGTAATAATTGTTTAAAAGAAAAGACAGTATCTTATTCAAACAACCTCGATATAACCTATAGTTTACCGACATCTCTATACATTAACCGTGATATTATAGATGCGTCAGAAACCGTTATAAATAGTATATCCCTTAATAATCAGTCATTTTATGATATTACAGCGGAAATAGTAAACAAACTACCTGCCGTTGTTTTAAACGATATTAAAGCATATGCTAATGAGGTTTTTTACTATCTTAATAATCTCGAACTCATCAACCTTTCATCTCCTTATTCTTCAGCTGAAGAGGGTGTAACAATACTAACAGCAAATGTGTTTAATGATTCAGTTATCGAATTTCTTAAGCTTTGCTTTAACAGAGACTTAATGTACTTTTATAAGATTGAGTATTTTCTAATGAAACAATTTCGCATGTCTTACGAGCACATGTCAAAATTAACTCCGATGGAAATAAATGTTTATGTTAATCTCTTTAAAGAAGAACAAGCTGAACAAGAGAAAGACGAGAAACAATCAAATAGTAGTAGCAATAATCCACTTATTGGGAATCCAATGCAGAATAGTGGCATAACAGGATTCCCCATATAAGTTAATTGTATATTAGTATGACAAATAGTGTTCCCGATATTCTCAAGCAGTTAGATGATCTTAATAAACAATCTGGTGTTGATGTGTTTATTCCATCTTTACAGCGTACAGTAAAATTTAAAGCACTAACACTCTTACAGCAAAAGGAACTTTTAAAGTCCTCTATTGAGGAAACACTAACAAAACTTACATTTATTGTAAGTTTCTATAATATCATTCGTGATAACATTCTTGATACACTTGATATTAATAAGTTGTATGTTTTTGATCGTACTGCAATTGCACTTACACTCAGAACTGCAAGTCTCGATAGCAAATATAGTATAGATGATAATATAATTGATTTAACAAACGTTGTTAACAACATACAGACAATTAACGTACCTTCAGCAGTATTAAATTCTACTATCAATTACCAAAATTTATCTATTGATCTTGAGGTACCTCATTTAGATGTCGATAAAGATATTAGTAATACCATCTTAACTAAGATAAAAACAGTAAAGCCGGATGACATTAAGACTGTTGTAAGTGAGCTTTTTATTCATGAAATTTTAAAATACATAAAGAATGTTACTTTTAAATCTGATACAGGTGATAGTACTATTAACTTTAATTCTTTAAATGTCGAAAATAAACTAGCTATAGCTGGAAAGTTTCCAACAACTGTTACAACACAGATTCTTGAATTTATTAAAGCATATCGTGATTTTGAAAATCAATACACAAGAGTCGATGAAACAAATATAGAAGTAGATGGAAGCTTTTTTGCGATATAATATTTGAGATTAAATATCATTAATGGACGCGATTCCCATTAATGATTTAAAAGCGGTTTTTGGAGATTACGAAAAGACATTAAAGACACAAACTAAAGTCTTAAATGATCTCTATAAAATTCTTACCGGTGAAAAAGCATTACCCTCTACAAATAGAGCTAATAGTTTTTATGCTAAATTAAATCCGGAAGTCGCAGTTGATAGAGAAGAAAAAGATCAAAAGAAAGAAGCTAGAAAGCAAGATCAACCGACTACTGAAAGTAAAAAGATAAAAGAAGAGCCTAAGAAGACAGAAGATAAGAAAACAATACCGCAGTATATTGGCTCGGCAATTAGCTCAGCTCTTAAAGCAGCGACAGCTACAACTATTTTTGATAAAGACAAGGATAAGAATAAAGGTAAGCAATTTCAGGGCAAAGATACACCTTACGTGCGTGAATTGATTAACATTGATTTTACACCAAAAGCTAAAGTTGAGCTCGAGGATATTCTTTTTCAAAATACGGTGGAGCTCGTTGATAGACTCAAACCATATTTTGAAAATATAGATAAAACTTTTCGTGATATTAAAAAAGCTACTGATGACCAACAAAAAAAAGCTAAGACATCAAATAAATCACTCTTAGGTTCCCTGCTTAGTTTACTCGGTCTAGGTGAACTTGGTGAACTTGGTGTTATGGGATTCCTTAAGAAGAAAATCGGTGATCTATTTCACTGGGTTGGTGGTAAAATTTGGAGTGGTATTAAATGGGTAGGTGAGAGAGCTTTAGAAGGTTTAAGATGGATTGGTGAAAAGATCGTTAATGGATTAAAAAAGGTAGGTGAGAAGGCCTGGGAGGCTTTTAAATGGGTTGCAAAAAAAGCCTGGAATGGACTAAAAACGGTAGGTGAGAGAGCTTTAGAAGGTTTAAGATGGATTGGTGAAAAGATCGTTAATGGATTCAAAGCAATTACCAAAAAGATGTCAACAGCTATAAAAGAGCTAAGTGAAAATGTAGGCACACGTATTAAGACTGTCTTTAATTCACTTAAAAATTCAAAATGGGTTCAAAGTGTAGAGGACTTAGGTAAACGTATCGGATCAATGCTAGAAAAAAATCTTAAAAGCATACAGAATACACTTAGCAAGCGTATATCAAATATGTCAGAAGCACTCAGCAATGCTGTTAAGGGCATAAAAAGTATAGGCCCAGAGCTTGCTAAGGATGCTGAAAAATCAATGTCGAAAGTAGGTCAGGCTTCTAAGAGTCTACTCAAAGGCACAGAAGAGTTAGCTGAGGGAGCTATTAAGAAAGGTAAATTTTTAAAAGGTAAAGGCGGTCTTATAGGTACAGCGGTATCCGGAGCATTCGAAGCATACGAAGGTAAGAAAGATGTCGACACAATTAATGCCAAACAAAAAGCAGGTATTCTTAGTAAAGAAGAAGCAATCAAACAAAAAGCAGAAGCTGTAGGCGGTAGAACAGGAAAATTTGCTACACAGACTGCAGTAGGATCTGTCGGTGCCTTAGCGGGTGCAGAGGGTGGTGCATTAGTTGGTGCAACCGTAGGGTCTGTTGTACCTGTTGTTGGTACCGCCATTGGTGCTGCTGTTGGTGGGTTCATTGGCGGTGTCGGTGGTTATATGGCCGGATCTAAGCTCGCTGATGTAACTGGGTTAACAAAAGTCGGTGAAGAGAGTGGTAAAAAAGCAGCTAAAAAAATAGCCGGTGTTAAAGAAGATAATAAACCTACAGTGTTACCACCTAAGGAAGGCGAAAATAAAGTTATTAATTTGCCAGCTGTCAAACCTACAACACCTGAAGCACCTACCAGTAATATACAACCAATTACACCAGAAACACCAAATAACGTAAATGTATCTCCTGCAGAGGATAATACAAATTTAGATAATGTTCATAGCTCAATAAAAGAGCAAAATGGATTGATTGTTAAATTATTAAACTTCATGAAACAAACAGCAGACAATACCAACGCTATGGCTTCGATGAAACCCTCTGCAAACAATATGAGTGTTGTTAATGTAAGTAATAACCCAACAGCATATCTTACAAATCCTATGAATAGCACTGACTTCCGCAGGAAGGCCTTTGCTTAATAAATATCTATATGTCTAATTATCTTTGGTCATTTGCTCCTGCAAATCCTAGCTATACCACAAGTAAGACTTCACCACAAAGTAATAATGCTAGTGGTACAACACCTACACAAGATGCCATTGTGCCAATGCCGAGTTTGTCTCCGGCTGGTATAATTAATGTAGTACGTGATTTTTATTGGACATATTCACCAATAGGTGATACAAGTAGAGCCGAAGTACCAAGAATTCAACTTACAGAAAGAAGATTAAAAACAAATTCTCTTATTGCTCAATTAGAGTATACACTCGGTGCTGCTGTAAAGGGAGCTGCAGGTGTAGCGAGTAATTTTAACGGTGGGTCTTGTATTACAAATTTACTAGCCGGTCTAGGTGATAATGCTGGAAAAAGTACGGCAACTGCGATCGGTAAGGTTCTCGGTGGAGCTGCACAAAACACATTAACGGATAACAACACAACAACAAGTTCATCACCGTTTTTATCACCATATAGAAATCTGTATATAACCGAACCGACAGGATGGGTTTATACGTTACCTTATTTTGATAATAATCAATCAAAATCTGATAATGCATTTAGTGATTCAGGTGCTGGTTTTGCAGGTGGTAGCGGAATAGGACAATTAGCACAAGCTGGTGCTGGTTTATTACGAGAAGCTGCTGAGGGTCTTTCACAGCTCGGTAGTCCAACACAATATACATTTATTGAAAAAACAAAATTTTATGATTATCCAGATTCTGGTGAATCAATAGATGTTGAATTTCCACTTATCAATACAGGTGCTGCAACATACGACGATGTTGTAAGAAATTGGCAATTTTTATATCTTCTTGTTTATCAAAATCGACCCGGTAAAACAGGGTTTAATACAGTAGATCAACCAGTGATATATGAGGTCAATATACCAGGTACAAAGTTCTTTCCTTACTGCTATATTAGCAGCTTAAATATAGAGTTTGTAGGGTCAAGACGTGAGTTAACACTTAAAATACCATCAGTAAATTCCGCTGTTGGTTCTACAGGATCATCTGTTAATGCAACAGCGAGTACAAATAGTATAAATGCTATTATACCAGATGCTTACAAAGTATCTATAACGCTACAGAGTATGACTGCAAATACCAGAAATTTCATGGCGCATATGATCTCTTCGCAAAATGTAATTCAAACAGGTACAACGACGAGTACAACTATTCGGTAATAGATGAATTACGCTATTACCAGCGTAAATACTTACAATATGGATCTCGGTCAGTTTCAAAATTCTATACCTGTACTGCCTCAACTAAATTCATTTAGATATGAACGTATCTTTAAAATGTTTACAACTGATCAAAAGCAGTATTATTACAATTTACTACAGTCAATCTATCTTCCTAATAATATCGATGATACAACAGTATACTTCATGCATGTACAGGAAAATATGCCATGGACAACAGTAAGTTTTAAGGCATACGGTAATATTGAATTATGGTGGTTAATAATGCTTGTAAATAAAATCTATAATCCTCTACAACCTGCAAAAGCCGGTACAGTTCTCAAAATAATAAAGCTTGAATATGTATCATCAATTTTACAGGAAATCTCAAATGCACTAAAATAATATATGAGCTCAAGTACTACTGCAGATACACTCGGCAATGATAATTTTATTTTTAGCTTTAATCAGCAAAAATATTATTTTCAAGCTGCATTAGTGAGTTTAGACGGAGCAGCACAATACCTTAAACCTACAGCTATTAAGTCTTTTGTCATCGAGGATAACTTTAAAGATACCTTTCATAAAGGTTATATTATCGTGGACAATATGACGGATTTTATTGAGCGCTCTAATCCACCAAGTGTTGCTAACGATCCTTCAAATCCTAACTACTATAGTCCTGCAAAACAAACAACACCAGTTGACAATACATCCTTTCTATTAAAAGGTGAAGCACGCGATATCTTGCATATTGATATAATGCCGATTCTTCAACAAGATCAAACCGGTACCAATACTAATAATATACCATTACAAAATGCATTTCGTTTAATATTTGATTTTGCTATATACAACATGGAAGAGATTCCGGGTGATAAGCCATCTCATAAAGACAAGAAATTTTATTTTCATGACCTATACTATCAGTTGCTAACTGAAAAGAATGTACCTTTCTCTACATCAAATTACCTAACAAATAATAGTGGTATTAGTAATTTGGATAATACCGAAAGAGCTATACCAACAGGTATAGCAATACAAGCATTATTAAGTGAAGCTTTTCCGCGCACAAGTCAATACCCGCTCGACATTTATTATGATAACGGTAAAGGTGTTACAAAAACAACAGCACCAATAACAACACAGACGGCAAACAAGTACGATCCTACAAATACAGCATGGGATATCGGTGGTAGTTCTATTTTTTATTCCACACCATCAAAATACAAAGTAATAGATAGTCTTAATTATTTGTTAGCAAGACATGTATCTAACGCTGACAGTAATTACGATCAATGTTTTCTTAGATTAGAACGTTCACCGCGTGCAATGTCGTTTAAGAGTCTTAAGCAATATTTTGATGATGCACTCAACGGTAAAAATACAGGTGAAATTTATTTAGAAACTGTAAGAATAGGTAATTACGATAATAGTGACGCGCAAGATTTTGTTAAGAATAGTCCTTTTACACCAGTTGATGGATTATATTTTTCAAACATCGGTACAATAAAGAGTTACACATTTGACAATATGGCGGGTATATACGCACAGTCAGAACTTGTTTCTAACTTTGTCCATAGTTACACTTACGGTAGTAAACAATTTAATATTGATATTGAAAGAAATTCTGTCATTCAATCAATGAATACATATTATAAAAATTATGTAGATAATATGTTAGCAGGCGGTGATGATCAAAGTGCTAACCCATACCCTAACTTTGCACCTGGTACTATTCGTAGTACGAATATGAATATCAATAATGTTTTCAGTACTGTAGAAAATGACGCTAATACAAGATTAGCTTATGGTAGAAATAAATTTTTATACGCTAGTACACTTACAAATAATTTAATATCTTTCCGACTTAAAGGTTCAACGCACAGACAAGCCGGGCGTTTTATAGGTATAGATCGTGACGGAGCTATGACAGATAGTCAGTTTGATGATAAGATATTAGGTGTATATTTTATTGTGGAAGTGAGGCATATATTTAGCGGAGGCGAATACTACAACGATCTACACTGTATCAAGACATATAACACACTTCCGATACCTAACACTGATTCGACTTATCTCTTTTCGAAAAACATATAACCTATGGCAACGAGCGATATTACAAACAAAATACCACAAGGACCGAATAAAGGTGCACAAAATTTTATTACGAGTGCACCTGGCCTGGCGGATGCTAACATTAGTACCTCATTTCAAATTTTATCCACAGGTACTAATTACTTACAAACAATATTACAACCCAGTCAGGGTGATAACGTATCCAATGTAGAGGTACAAGCAGCTATAGCCTATAGAGATTCTTTTAGACGCGGGGATATTGTTACAGCTCTTAGTAATTTTTATACATACGCAGCAAAAAACTTTTTTGCAGATGACAATTTTTCTTTTGACTCTATTGTATATTGGTATCAAAAAATAAAATTTGCAAATAAGGAATTAATATCAGTTAGCAGCCCGGATTCAACATTCTATGATAAGATATTACCTAATTTGAATCCTGCCGTTTCAAAGATCATTACATCAGGATTTGGTAGTGGATATAATTTGCAACAATCAATTTTTCGCAGTGGAATAGGTGCTTCTATTGGTAGCTTGCTCGGTAAAGTGCAAAATATTGGTAATGCCGCGCAAGCTGCCTTAGGATCAATACCTGGTGTTGGTAGTGCATTACAGAATTTATCGCTACCGAGTTCGTTAAGTGATGCAGGTATACCTAATCAGTCATTTTTAGATAACGTAAGCGACAGTATTGGTTCGTTAACTAATTCCAAATATTTACAACTTGATTCTACTTTACCAATTTTTGACGTTACACAGGAATATTATGGTGTACCTATACCATATTCAACATCAACTGATAGCAAAATTAGTAATAATACAAGAAATATAGCTTACAATCTCAGTAAAGGCGCTACCGCTTTAATGAGACGCAACTTAATTAATATTGCTTATACACAACCTGCTGTACAGCAAAATATGGCTTCGGATGCTACAGTAGCCCATGGTCTTAATTTAATTAATGATTTACCGACATATGTACAGCTTAATAAAGCTGTGCCAGTTCTAGTACAGTCACTTCAAAACTCGTTTAAACTCGAACGTGTATTTTTGTTTATACGTTATTTGAGTAATATAGGTAATAAACTATCAATCAATCTAAGAGATATATTTCCAGTTGAGTCGGGTGATAAAGATTTTACCGTTGTAACATCCGAGGAACGTGCACAAGCTAGCGCAGCAGAAGCTAAGAGTATTTCCGACGATGCTATTATTAATTCATACGCCGAACAGCAAGGTATAAATTATGCAGGTGCTTATACTGCTGGTCCTGGCGGTCAATTCTATAATAATGGCAATCCATCTTCAGGCAGCTTCGGTATACCCTCTTCTTCAGGTGCAAATCCTGCTACAATAGCTGCAGCAAAGACACAATCTCAACTGCTCAACCAGCAAATGGATGCTTCTGGCAAGACTATTGCAACATATACAGGCACAAACGGTAAGCAATATATGGATCAGCAATCATTCCTTGACTACACTACACAACGTCTACAAAATTCACCGCTTCTTTCAACACCTATACCAGATGCGGCTAATTACCCAGCACTTGCAGGTCACGTTGACGCAAATGGGTGTGTGAGTGATCCGAAGGCTTGGGCAAATTTCATGTGGCAGACAACACAATGTGAAACCGGTGGTGGTGTTGTACAGTATCAAACCGGACCAAGTGACCCTGGCGGATCATATGGTGCATTCTCTGTCAGTCCAGCACAAGCAAGAGCTGCAGGTTATAATGTGACACCTGATCAATTACAGAATCCTAATTTAAATACTAATGTAGGTATATCACTTGTTGAAAATGAAATTGTAAAGAGTGGAGCTGTTAATGGCTTATATGTTAGAAACGGCGGTGCATTCGCAGGTTTAACAATGAGAAAACTACAAGGACAAGTAGCTATCTAAAATAATGACAACAGCAATATCACAAGAAATAGCATCACAAGTAGGTACAAATACCGCAGGTATTCCTGGTACTAACGGTGGTCGTGTAGCATGTGCTGCAGTTGTCAATCAAGTTTTTCAACACGTTACAGGTAGTACTATTACCGGTACAACCGGTCAGAGTTCAAATCTATCCGTATCTGAAACACTTCAAGCCATACAAGCAAACCCTGATAATTTTACTCCTGTAACACCAGAGCAAGCTGCAGCTAGTGGTCAAGATTACGTTATTGTCTCAAGCCATGATATAGGTAGTAATGGTAGCCATATTGGAATTGGTAATAGCAGTACTGTTTGGTCAAATTCTTCCTCTTCTGCATCAGTACAGCAGAACTATTCAACTAATTCATGGCAAAACCATTTTGGTAATACACAGTGTTATTTGATTAATAATTCAGCTGAAGGTTCATCAATGATGAATCATGCTGTTAATACCTTTCAGAATGGCGGTACATCTGTACTACCAATAGCTCCAAATGCTTATTATCAATATGCATCACCAGGTAGTAATGGCTCTGCTTTTGGAGGAGGTGCGATAGGTGGAACAGCCGATCAACCACTAACACCCGATCAGGCCATAACTCTTAATAGTCAATTTTTTAATAGTCTCGGACCCGGTGCTACGGCAGCTGTTCAACCCTTAGATGCTCTACAAAGCAAAGCTCAAAATCCATACAGCAATAAACAATTTATTGCTCCTATATCATTAACATTAAACGTCGAAGGTGTTACAGTTGATATTGATCTGTTAACAAGAAGCCTTATAACGAATTCAAGAAATACTGCAAAACAAAATAGTGTTCTCGGATTTACCCGTACACAAAATGCAGGGTCGAGTATAAGCGTCCTCAATCCACCAGCGAAAAAATTAAGCTTAACACAAGGTACAACTACATCAACTAATACAAATGATTTATTTGCAAATCAACATAATCTAACTAAGTCTATTTTCGATACAGGTAACGCTGGTGTGACACAGAATCTTACCAATCGGTTACCTAATATTAATTCACTAATAACTGGTAATGCTAGTATAGCAAACGCTTTAACTACTATAAATTCTTTACCAGGTATCGCAGGCTCGCTTAACGGACTTATCAATAATCCGCTCGGTGCACTTACACAATTTGTTGGTCAGAATTTACCGGCCGGTCTACCATCGGCAGCTGGTGCTACAGGTGGAGCACTCTCTCAAGCATTCAACCTTGCCTCGAGTATTGGATCTTCTAACATACCCGAAAGTATCACAGGCGCTGTACAGTTAGCATTACAAGTCAAGGCAATTATTTGTAATCTGAAAATACCAAATATTACAATTCCAGATATTCAATCATTACTCAAGACAAACTTTACAGCACTTGAGAAGCAAATTAAGCAATTAATATTACATGAACTTCAAGAAATTGTTGATGAAGTTATAAATCCGATTAAAAAGATTATTGACGAAATTGCTAATTTCTTTAGCCCTGAACATCTCAGGAAATTACTTGCAAGTCTAATACCTGACGTTAATGATTTAATTAAAAATGTAGTAAACGAATTTACAAAATGTAATAATGGACCTGCAGCTAAGAAGAATGATCTTTCAGGTAAAGATCCAACAGGTACAGCACCTACTGCTACACCAGCTGCTAATTCTACCCTACAAATCAATTCACCTATAGCCAACACTGGAACAGGGTTTGGTTCAAGCTTTACTAACTCTAATACATATGTAGCCCCTGCTGGCTCATTTGGTTCAAGCTTTACTAACTCTAATACATATGTAGCCCCTGCTGGCTCATTTGGTACGGGTAATACTGCTGGTACTGTACCAGCACCTGCTACTTCTTCTCCTGTAGCTAACACTGGATCAGGATTCGGTAGCGGATTTACAGGTACAAGTACATCCGCTACGGGTTCATTTGGTAGCAGCGGACCGAGCTCCTCAACAACATCATCTGGAAGCTTTGGATCAGGGTTTAACTCATCAGGTACTAGTGGTGGCAGCTTTGGCTCACCAGGACGTTAATCTATACACCTATCTTCAATGATTTCAGCTTGAATAGGTTTAGCATTATTCGCTAAGTTTCTTAACACTTCCTCACGTGTCAACATTATCTTGACACCAGCGTCAGCTTCTTGAAGTTCTTTTTTTGCTTTAATATCCATTTCTTTGAGTTTTATTGATGCATCGCTCTTTTTGTCTTGAATATTAATCTTATTGAGTGTATCCATAGCAGCAGCAGTAGCATTTATTAATCCGGATAACGCCTCAACATCTTCTGCATTTGGAGCAGAAATAATAAAATCCTTTACTGTAGCTACCATCTCAAGAGCATCTTCAATAAGATTTGCTCCTTTTTCTCTGACAAATGTTTCAAGTTCTTCTTTTTTTAGAGGTTCGCGAACTGTCTTGACCTTCTCTATTACTTGATTGTTTTCCCTCAATTGATCTATAAGAGAGCCAACCATGTCTTGTACTTCATCACTCATATTTGCACAAATTACTTATTACAGGTTGATTTCTTTTCTAGCTATTATACTATAGTATATATGTCCGATATTGACCCAAATTTAATATATATGCCTATTTTGAAGTTTGAAAAGACACATGAGTTAGCTAAGCTACCGACAAAGAACAATGAATCTGATACTGGATATGATGTATACAGTGTGGAAGATAAAGTAATTTCAGCTCGTGGGAGTGCAGTTGTCGGAGTAGGTTTAAAGTTTGCTTATATTCCTGAAGGCTATTGGATTAAGGTTGAGTCAAGAAGCGGGCTCGGATTTAAGCATGGTATTCATGCTCACCCTGGTATTATTGATAATGGTTATCGTGGTGATGCTGGTATTAAATTATATAACAATACGGACGTAGATTATGAGATTAAAGCTGGAGACCGTATTGCTCAATTTGTTGTTTATATGAACTTTCCTATGACTGTTGAATGGGGTAATGTAGAGCAATCTGATCGCGGTGATAAGGGATTTGGTTCATCTGGTAAGTAATGAATTACGATTTCTCATCTTTATGGGTAGAAAAGTATCGGCCTAAAAGTCTAACGGACTTTATTGGTAATACTGAAATTAAGGATTCTATAGAATCATTTCGCTCTAAAGAGGAGATACCAAATCTTCTTTTTATTGGTACACCAGGTATTGGTAAGACGTCGATTGCTAAAATTATTGTTAATGATATTCTTCAGTGTCAATATCTTTATATTAACGCTTCCGATGAAAATGGTATTGATACCATTCGCAATAAAGTAACTCATTTTGCACAGACTAAGAGTTTTGATGGTAAGATTAAAGTCATTATTTTAGATGAATGCGACGGTGTGTCTCTTGAAGGTCAGCGTGCATTAAGAAATACAATGGAAGAGTATGCTGGTGTTACTCGTTTTATTCTTACAGCAAACTACAAATATCGTATTATTCCGGCTCTTCAAAGTCGTTGTCAAAGTATTGATCTTACACCGCCTATTGATCAGGTAGTTAAGCGTTGTGCTCTTGTATTAAAGTCAGAAGGTATTTCCTTACAAGATGATCAAAAGAAAAAATTTATTGAATTTGTTAAGTCTAATTATCCTGATCTTCGAAAGTGTATTAATGAGCTTCAGAAGAACTGTACAAGCGGTAAACTTATTTTAAAAGATACAACAAATAATCAAGTATTACAGTTAATCTTTAATGAGATTAAAAAGAAGAACGTTGAGACACTTCGTAAAGCATTAATTGAGTCTGAACACACGTTTAATTCTGATTATGTGAGTCTTCTTCGTGCTCTATTTAATTTCATAGATGTGAACGAAAAGAATAACGAATTAAAGAAGTTTTATCTTCTTACAGTATCTGAGTATCTTTACAGATCATCGTTCTGTGTCGATCAAGAGATTAACTGCTATAGCTGTCTGATAGCGTTATCTGAAATTAAGACTTCTTAGGAAGATAATTGTAAACGTATGAAGCTGGATCCTTAGCTACTGCATTATGATTAGATGCAATTGCTACATTCTTATTGTTTAACTTACGATCACCAGCTTCTAACTTACCGTGAACATCAGATAAATGTGTTGTTGCTCTCGGTGAATAAAATGGTACTTCTTCATCTTCTGCTGCGAGTTCAGCTTCTGCATCAACAGGTGTAATATTAATTTTTTCTTTTCTCTTGAATTTGTCAGGTACTGGTGAGAGATTTGGATAAACATTTACAACAATAAGCATGTCAGGGTGTACTAAAATACCTGATTGATCAAAACGACCGGGAGCTGTTTCTCTACAAACTTCAATATTAACAGAACCAGCATCATCAGTATTACCTGCACCGAGAACTGCAGGATAAACATTAGAAATGTTCTTTACACGTAAATTACAACCATCTTCCATGAATTCTTTAATTTTCTTACGAATTTCATCAGAGCAATTTGTATAAAAATCATGAGTATGTGCATCGTCTTTGAACTTAACAATGTCGCCAACTAGGTATCCACCGCGGTTTAAACGATCCATGGTGCTCTCATAGAGTTTTAAGAACTTTTTCTTCATCATATTTATTTATGCCGCGGTGTTTAGTTTTTAAAGGAATAGGGTATCTATAAATAATAATGTGGCTATTAAATTGACATCCTTAACTAAGGCACCAGTTTTAACAAAAGGATTTACATATTCAGATCTCCATTTAGATTTACAATATCAATACTTAGTTAATCACGAGCTTCAACGTAAATATGAAATTACTGATGTTCTCGTAGATTACGATCTCGGTGCTATTAGAAATTCAATAGTTAATATGTTTCTTACAATTCCTGGTCAAAAAATTCTTAATCCATATTTCGGACTTAATTTAGCTCAATATCTATTTCAACCATGCGATGAAGATACAGCGTATCTAATCGGCCAAGAAATACAAAAAGGTATTACAACTTTTGAACCACGCGTACAAATTAACCTTATACAAGTTATAGCACAACCTGATAGTAATTCGTTTTTTATTACGCTTAATATAAGCGTACCTACATTGAACAGTACTAGCTTCCAAATAGCCGGTACATTAAGTAATTCAGGATTTTATATTAACACATAATTATGGCAACACCACTTACAACAGCTGCTATTGCTGCTTTACCATCTCCTCAGCAGCCACAAAACCAATTCAACGATTATAACTTACCAATCGATGGTTATGCAGCTTTTGACGCTCTAAGTCTTAAGAGTCTCATTATCAATAGACTCAATGCTAATAATATTATTACAGATCAAAACTATGAGGGCAGCAATCTATCATCGATAATTGATATTATTGCGTATTCATATCACGTTTTACTTTTTTATCTGAATCGTACAGGTGCAGAAGCTACGTTTACGACCGCAGAATTATACGATAATATTAATAAAATTGTTAAACTAATTGGCTACAAGCCTATTGGTGCACAAACTAGTGTATTATCATTTCAAGCTACTGGTAATTCTTCTATTGCTGCAGGATTGTATACACTACCGAGATACAGTTATGTATCTGCTAACGGCACCACATTTTCGTTTAACACAGACATCACATTTTCAAAAAATACAGGCAGTACCGAAGAGCTAACAGATTTTGAAAGTAATGCTGTTCTTTATCAAGGTAAGTATATTGAGTACCCGCTTTATACAGCAACTGGAGCTCCGTTTGAAATACTTACAGTAGCTGCAGTTGATTCAAGTGGCAACAACGTAATCATAGATCACTTTACAATCGACGTCTACGTAAAGAATAACACTATTGCAACACCTACATGGGTTAAATGGTCGTCAGTACAATCATTATTTTTAGAGCATTCAAATGCTACAGCTTACGAAATTCGATTAAATGAAAACGGTCGATATGAAATTAAGTTCGGTAATAATATTACAGGGCAACAACTCAATCCTGGTGATCAGGTAGCTATTTACTATCTACAATCTGATGGCACAAAAGGTGAAATTGGTACTAACTTACTCAATAATAGTAAAATTTTTCTCTATAGTACACCGCAATTTAATGCAATACAAACAGATACTACACCTGCTAATTTAAATCTACTTACACCGACTCAAGTTACAAATATAACTCTATCAAACAATGACCCTTCGACACCTTTTAAGGATGTAGAAAGTGTTGATAGTATTCGCACTAATTCAAGCAGTACATTTCAATCTCAATATAGATTAGTTACAGCAAGTGATTATCAAACATTTGTTAAGAGTAATTATACTAATATTGTTGCTTCATGTCGCGTAGTCAATAACTGGGATTATATTCAAGGTCATCTAAAATATTATTTTGATCTCGGTGTAACATCACCTAATACACAATCACGTGTATTATTCAATCAAGTTAAGTTTGCAGACTCTACTAACTTTAACAATATTTACATATATGCAGTACCTAACTTGAGCAAAACAACGTCAGCTACTACACGTATAAACTATCTTAATTCATCACAAAAACAACTCATACTTAATAGTGTACAGGATACACAATTAGTAACAACAGAAGTTGTTATGAATGATCCAGTTTATATGGAGGTTGATTTAGGTGTAAATATACCTAATCAGACGCTTACTCCGTCGATTGCACAAACAACAAAACTTGTAATTACAAGATCTCCGACAGCTAAGCAAAACGCTAAAACTCTCGCACTCCAAGTATCGAATATAATTACAAATTATTTTGCTACTACAAATGACAATCTTGGCTTATTGCTTAGTATCAATAATTTAACAAGTCAAATTTTACAGCTTGGTGGTATTACAAATATACAAACAGTTGCAACACTATCAGATGGAACTACATACAGTGTTCCTGGTATTAATTTTGTTGTATACAATCCAGTATATCCTTACAACGATATTACTATTGTTAATCAAGACACACAGCTACCATATTTTAAATTTCCATACTTAAATAACGCTGCAAATTTTATTAATAAAATTTCTGTCGTTACACCTACAATTCAATCTCTCGTAACAGCATAAAATGTCGTATAACATACAGTATAACAATATACAGTTTAATATCTATGACTATACAGGTAATACCTCTCTTAGTACATACACCTTAGATATTACACCGCTTAATTTTGTACCTGATTTTACAACATCTACACTTCTCTCTTCAGCACAAATTTTTTCTAATACTCTCATACACTGGGATTTTGGAGATGGATCATTCTCTACAGAACTTACTGCAAGTCATGTATATCAATGGCCTGGTAGCTATAACGTCACATTAACGATTTATGATGGTTATGGAAATGCATATGATAGTTCATATAACCCTACAATAAATGTTTATGACTTCGTACCAACTACTTTAACTTGGCAAAACTACCCCCTAAGCTCTCTGAGCGCACAATCTGTTAGCTTAAGTGCTCAGGTACTCAGCGCTAAAATAATGGGACCGTTTACTGTTAATACATTTAATAGCTGGCAGTCCTACCCTGCTTTAAGTGCTACAGGTTATACTATTAATTTTTATGCATCAGGTGCAGGCGGTGACTATATAACTGCTACAGATTACTACAGTAATAAGTGGTCACATTTACGAACACTTAATCAATTTTTTGCTATTGAGAACTTATTTAACACAGTACAGTACGTAAATGTTGATTCTCTATCAACAATACAAACAGTAATATACGCTAATATTAAAAACAATCAATTACAAACTTGTGGTCCAAATGACCCGGGTGCAACAATTGCTGGAACTTCCGGTTATTGTCAAATTTACTATTCTGATGATTCTATTAAAGATATTATTACCCTAAGCGGCTCACCTATCTTTCTTTTTGCAACCATAGACTCATCTAAATTCAATGACCTGTTCACTCAACGAACAAATTTATTTAATTATGTCGATTATCCTATAATAGGTTATCAAAATTTAGCACCAGCTGTTTTTGAAGTATTGCGTGGTTCTTCGTACTATTCACCGGCTACACAACTTGCAATATCGACAACAGGTATTACCGGTGAAGGTACATTAGCTAATTCTGTTTCATCAATTTTTAATATACCAAGCATTTGTTGGCAAAACACACAAATTCCATATGTTATAACCCTTAAGGATGCTAATAACTTTACAACAAAATTTTACCCGCCTCTATCTTCCTCAACTGCTAATACAAACGCAATTGGCCTAACAGCTAATAACGTGCAGACAGGTATAATATATTACGATCAAAATGGTAATACATATCCACTACCGGGTGTTACTTTTGTAGAAGACTTCATAACACCTGGAGCTGTACAACAATTAGGCAGCTTTTATAAAGGTTATTTTACATCACAGAGTACTGCACTAAGTTGTGCTCTAACAGCGTCACTTGTTGTAGTTGATCCATTATCTGGTAATACTGCAACACTTACAGGTACATCAAATACATTTAGCATATATACAACAGCCGGTCAATATAATATTGCTAAAGTAAATGAAAATTGGGATGCTGCAGGATTCTATAAATCTTTACGTTTTCAAGAACCGTTATTAGATTACGACAATTTCTTTACAGGGTTTCTTGGTACCATTGTTGGTGATGCAAATGCATATCCATATGAACTCGGTAAAACCGTATACGAAAAAATCGCAAATTTTGTAAGTAATAGAGCGGATATCGACACATCTAATGTCGATGCATTATTGTCATTTTGTAATGAATTGTCTATACAATTTGAACAATATAATTATAGTTACCCACCACAGCTAAGACGCTTGGTTGATATATTATCAATCAAACAACAAAAACTTAGAGGCGCACCAAATACCTATAATACCAATTTTAATAATAACATACAGCTATATACAGATCGCTCTATCGGACCGAATCTTGGTACACAAATAAGTGTACTTTCAGGTATTGTATTTGCAGGTCAACCAATTATAGCTTACGAGACATTTTCTGGTAATTATACACTTGTCAATAACATTAGTAGTAATTACATATCTCTTTTATCATCTAATAATGTTTTTTATGCTCCACTTTCGACATATACACCGGATTGGGGTTGGGGTCTTATAGTACCTAATGATGTTACAGGTATCAATATTTCTAATTATTACAAGTTCTATACATACAATAATATACAAGATGGGACATTCTACGATAACGTTATAAATTGGTCAGATACACAAACAACATTATTATCGAGTCAAGATTCATACAGTCTGTGGAGCAATGATGGTGGTATTATGCAAAATATTATTAGCTATGAACTTACAAAAGGTTTGAGCTTATTTACTTCTGCTATACAGATAGCATTAACTTAAATTTTTTATAAATAAAATATAACCCATGGACCAAAATAGAGAGAGCACATTTGGAAGAGAGCTGATGAAGTATGTATCAGCAAAACTTCCTTATCAAACATATAATGCTGCGGATAAAATTAACGAATTAAATCCGAAGTACGCTCTTTTCTATCAAAAGGGATCAGATAAACAAGGCGCTCTTGTTCGTCAGTCCATATCCTCTTCAATATCAACGACGGACGATCAGTACGCAAACATCCTCCAAAATAAAGATTACCATGATTTTATGTACGCCAATATCCAGCCGGATAAAGGGCGTAGATTAATGGATTACCGCGTTATGGCAGCTTTCTCTGAAGTTGCTGACGCATTGGATGAAATTTGTGATGAATTTATTAATAAAGATGAACACGGTGAGATCGTAAAATTACGATTTGTAGATGTTGATTTATCTGATTCACAAAAAACAAAATTAAAGCGCGAATTTCAAAAATATATAGGTTACTTTGATTTTGAAAATCGTGGATGGGAATATATTCGTCAACTTCTCGTCGATGCTGAGTTATTCTGGGAGCATATTATTCATAAAAAATATCCAAAAGAAGGAATTCTCGGTGTAGTAACAGTTCCTTCTGATGTAATTGATCCAATTTTTGAAAATGTACAAAACATGATTGTTAAGGGTTATCTCTTACGTAAACCTGTTTTTGATGCAAAGAATCCTGGTAAGATTGCAAAGACTGAACTTATCCCGATGGATATTAATCAGATAACATATATCAACTCCGGTATTTGGAATGAAAATAAGACTCTACGTTTACCGTTTATTGAAAATGCACGTAGAGCTTATCGTCAGTTAAGTCTTATTGAGGACGCTATTGTTATCTATCGTCTTGTACGTGCTCCTGAACGTCTCGTCTTTAATGTTGATGTCGGTAGTATGAACGGACCAAAGGCTGAAGCTTATCTCCGTAAGCTTATGACCAATTACTGGTCAAAGCGTAACTACGATGCCAATCAAGGTGCTACTGTTCAGCAGTTTAACCCGCAGTCAATGTTAGATAGTTTTTGGTTTGCTAAGAGAGCAGGATCTGAAGGCACTACAGTTACTCAACTTCCTGGCGGTGCTAACCTTGGTGAGTTAACTGACTTAATGTATTTTGTTAAGAAACTCTACAAGTCACTAAAGGTTCCTTCTAACAGATTAAACCCTGATGATACGTTTAAGGATGGTACAGATATTCTTCGTGAAGAATTAAAGTTTGCGAGATTCATTATTCGTCAACAACAACGGTTTGCTGGTGGTCTTAAAAATGGTTTCTTGACTCACATTAAGCTTAAAGGGTTATTTGATGAAATGAAGCTTAGGGATTCAAATATTGACCTTCATTTTAATGTTCCGACAAACTTCTATGAATTAAGAGAAAATCAGAAATTCCAACTTAAAGCAGAAAACTTTAATAATATCACACAAAGTGATTATGTATCAAAAACATATGCTCAGAAGCGCTATCTCGGGTGGAATGACACAGATGTTATGGCAAACCGTGAATTCTTACGTAAGGATAAAGAACTTATGTGGGAGCTCGCTCAAATAGAGAGTAATGGACCTGATTGGCGTGAAATGGGTGCGTTAACAGGTGGTGCAGCAGGTGCGCCTGGAGAGCTTGGAGGCGGAGGAGGAGGCGGAGCTCCAGCAGGTACACCACCTGCGTTTGGTCCTGCTCCGACAGAGACAGCTCCAGGAGCTGAAGCTGGTGCACCAGGTGCCGAAGCACCGCCAGCCGGTGGTGGCGAAGCACCGCCTGCCTAAGCTTAAATAATCTATATGGATTGTTCAGCTATTACACCAATTTCAGCTTTTCAAAGCACAAATTTATCTAGCAAGATAAATTCATTTTCAAGATTAGGTGATAGAATTACACGCACGCTTGGTGCGCCAATGATTAATATTGAAATTCACCAAGATCAATTATTCGAATTTATATCAATTGCTTGTGAAATGTTTGCAAAATACGCAGGCTATACAGAGGAGTATCTCGTATTCAACTCAGATTTATATAAAGATGGTGTTGGTATAAAGCTCGATGACTTGTTCAGTATTACACCTGAATTTAGTAGAATAGATAAGCCGACGACGACAGTATATGCTTGTAATTCTTCTATTCCTGGAAGCTTCTTTAGCACTTCACCGCTCTTATCTTCAACATATGCAGCAGGAATATTTGCAAATCAAATTTTAACTACGACAAACTACTTAAGTGTTATAAACTTTAATAGTTCTGTTGCAGGTCTCTTTACACCATCAAGTAATGATCAGTCTCAATACGTTAATAGTTTTGATTATGATGCAATGTCATATAGAAAAGTTATAGACGTAACAAGTTTTGAAGAAGGTTCATCTGATGGTGTTAATACGCTTTTTACTATCGAGCAAACATTAGCACAGCAGACCTATTTTAGTTACTCGATGGGTAATTATGGCTTCGATCTAATTAGTTGGTATACACTTAAGAATTGGTTAGGTGTACGCGAAAAGATGTTAGCTACTAGACGTTCGTACGTTTTTGATCCAAGAACACAGCTCTTAGTATTTTACCCACCTCCACGTACCCCTGGTTCTGGTAGTAAGTTCTGGGGTGTAATGCCGTGTTATGTAGAACGTCCATTACGTGATCTTATAAAAGAACAATGGGTATATCAATATGCATTAGCTTTATCAAAAATCGCCGTTGGTAATGTACGTGGTAAATACACAGGGACAACCATGTTCGGTGGTGGGTCAATTAATTTTAATGACTTACTAACTCAAGGATTAAAAGAAAAGGACGCTTTGGAGCAACAGTTATACACTGGTGCTTCTACTGGTATGGGCGACGGTGCACCACCTCAATTCTTTATTGGATAATTTTTTCTCCTAACCTTAGAGAAAATTATCTCTTAACCTTAAATATATACACCGTGATAAAGTGTAAAATATGTGATTTAACCGTTAAAACTATAAGCAGTTTATCACACCATGTGCGTAATAAGCATTCATTAGATTCAAAGCAATATTTTAATCAGTACATAAAGACAGGGCAGGACGGTTTATGTAAGATCTGCAACAAAGAGACACAATGGATAAATTTAAATAAGGGCTATAAACCAACATGTTCACATACTTGTGGTGGTATATTACATAGACAACAACTAAAGCAAGACAATATAAAATATGCAACTTTTACTAATAAAGTCACACATAACGCTAAAAAAATTTGGCATCAACGTGAATTAAATGGACAAAAACAAAAAATTGCTAATAAGATAAGCAATACTCTAAAAAGGAAAGCAAGCGAGCTTACTGTAGAACAGAGACGAGATAGGTACGGGTGGCTTAATAAATACACAGGAGCTGAAAGGCAGGAGAAAATAGATAAACTACTCTGTACCGGTATGTTTGAATGGTGGAGAAAATCTACACAACAACAACGAGATCATGTTTATTTAATGCGTCGAGGTGAATATAAATCCTGGTTACTTAAAAATAAAACAATGCTAGTAACCAACAATTATACAAAAACTGAAATACGTAAAATGTTTACAAAATACCTAAGCGAGATGGCAACAGAGAGACAGATAACTGCAGATAATTATCAATTATATCGTAAAGAAGTTGATAGATTAACTAGTATAACTTATACAAAATATAAAGATATTATTAATCCTGAAAATTTAAAGCGATCGACTCACTACTATCATCTCGATCATAAACTAAGCGTATATGAAGGATATTTATATAATATACCCGCTAGCATAATTTCATCTGTTTGGAATCTGCAAATGCTGCCTGCTAGAGACAACTGTAAAAAATCTCTACATAGTAATATTACTATTCATCAATTATTAGACACAATAAAAAAACATGACACTACCGCTACCATCTAATGGAGGAAAATTTAAACAAGGTTTTTTTAATCCAAAAAACCCTTTAAAATATATTGGACAAAAGCCAATTCGATATTTAAGTTCGTGGGAATTAAAATTTTTTCGTTTCTGTGATGATAACGCTAATGTAGTAGAATGGGCATCTGAAGCTGTGATCATTCCTTACGTAAGTCCTGTCGATGGTAAGGTTCATCGTTACTATACAGATGGTATTATTGCTATAAAAGAAACCACAGGTATAAAGAAGTATATTGTTGAAATTAAACCTAGTGCACAAACCAAACCACCGGTAAAAGGTAAGAAAAGACAGTCAACTATGGTGTATGAAACCATAAGATACGCACAAAATCAGGCAAAATGGACGGCGGCTAAACAATGGTGTTCCAAACATGGTTATGAATTTCTTATCTTGACTGAGGGAGAATTAGGCATAACTAGATAAATAATAAGTCGAACCATAAATAATTTTAATATGTCATTACGCCTACTAGTTGAAACACCTGCTCCTGAAGAACAGTTCGAATATATTGAAGAGCAGAAGAACCTAAAAGGTCAATCCAAGCTCATCATTAAGGGCCCATACATGGAATGTGAGATGGTTAATAAGAATCAACGTATCTATACAGAATCAGATATGGCTCGTGAAGTAGATCGTTATAACCGTGAAATGGTTGAAACAAAGAGAGCACTCGGTGAATTAAATCATCCAGCTTCAGCTGAAGTAGATCTCGAAAGAGCATGTCACATGGTTACTTCCTTACGTAAAGACGGTAAAACAATTTGGGGTGAGTCAGTAGTTCTTTCTACACCAACAGGACAAATTGTTCGTTCACTTATTAACGACGGTGTTAAAGTAGGTATGTCAAGTCGTGCCCTCGGTCAATTAGAAGAGCAATCAAATGGTATCAACCGTGTAAACGAAATGCGTCTTATTGCTGTCGACTGTGTTGCCGATCCTTCCTGTCCAAGAGCTTTTGTTAACGGTATTCTTGAATCAAAGCAATTTGTACTCGCTCAAGACGGTCGTTACGAAGAAGTTTACGAGCAATTTGCTAATAATTTGAAGAATCTTCCACGTCATGATGTAGCAAGTTTTCTTAAGAATCAGATACTTTCTTTCCTATCTAAACTATAAATAATTTTATGCCATCACCAGAAGAAATTGCAGCAGCAAAAAAAGTTTTAGGCCTTAAGGCTAATCCCGCAAGTCGATCGGAGGATATTGTAAACGCTAAAAAAGAGTTTATTGTAAAGAAGACACAAGCAGCAAAAGCAGCTCTCAACTCTTCTAACCCAGAAGATCAAATTGAAGCAGCTTCAGAGGCTGGTGAAGAGGGTACACATCCTGAAGATTGTAAGTGCACCGATTGTGTACAACATCCTACAGGTTGTAAATGTGGTTGTCATGATGAAGATGCTGAAGCAAAATCACATTCCTGGAGTCCATCTTGTGATTGTCCTAAGTGTCAGGCAGCCTATGCAAGAGAAAACGAACGTCGTAGAAAAGCCGGTCTTTCTCACGAATCTACACAGATTACTAACTTTATTAAGGCATTATCTCAAAAAAATTACTCCGCTGCCAATAAATATTTACAAGGCGTAGTTGAGGGTAAATTAAAGCGCTCAATCAGCAAGGCCTACAATAAATAATTTATATGGAAAAAAACATCTCTCAAGTTCTTAAGGAAGCAACAAAAGATATCCTCACAGAGGACGTACTGAATGAAATTCAGGCGGCGTTTGAAGCTTCAGTAAATGAAAAAGTAGCTCTCCACGTTGAGAAAGCTCTTAATGAACAGGATGAAGATTATAGTAAGAAGCTCGAGACTCTTCTCGAAGCTATCGATGCCGACCATACAGCTAAGCTTAACAAGGTTGTTAAGGCTTTAGACACTGATCGCGCTAACAAGCTTAAGATGGTAGTTGAGAAGTATGAAGCTGCTCTTACCGCTGAAGCAAATAATTTCAAAGATACATTAGTAGAACAGGTAAGCAATTATCTTGATCTCTATCTTGAAGAAAAGGTACCTACTGTCCAAATCCAGGAGGCTGTAAACAACAAGCGTGCAATTTCAGTATTAGCTGATATTCGTAACATGCTTTCAGTTGATATGGCACTCGCTCAGGAGTCAATCCGCGATGCGGTTGTAGATGGTAAGACCAGAATTGATGAAGCTGCTGGACAGCTTGAAGTCGCTAATAAGCGTGTCTCCTCATTAACCGAGGAACTAAACAAAGTAAAATCAGCTCTTGTTCTCGAGCAGAAGGTTTCTTCTCTCGATGAAGACAAGCAGAGATACATGAAGAAAATGCTTGCTAATAAGTCAGCAAAATTCATCGCTGAAAACTTTGATTACACTCTCGGTTTATATGAAAAGACCGAAGAAGAGCGACTCAACAACCTCATGAATGAGGCGATCGTTGAAACTGTAGCATCTACAGTTGATCGTCCAGTCATCGAGGAATCCGCTGCAGCTCCACAACAAAATACAGACGCTCCGTTATTCAACGTCTACATGTCCGAGCTCGGCAAATATTAATTTATACGGATTTAAAGGAAAAAGTTTTTCCTTTTCTTGTTGAGGGATTTTTTTATCCCTAAATAGAAAATAAGGTCGACAAAAAGAAAGAAATTTTACAATTATGTCAAATATTCGTCCCTCACAGTCTTACATCGATGTAAATCGTGCTAATGCGTTGCTTGAGAAGTGGAACCCAGTTCTTAACTATACTTCAGACAACGTTGCAGCAATCGAAGACGATCACACACGCCTCAATACCGCCATCCTTCTTGA